AACCGATCATTTCCTCGTAGACTTCAGTATCACTACCGTACTTCCTTAGATTCATCATTGTGTTGAATAAATCTTCAGCAACGTGTTCTCTGAGTTGTTGTGGTGTCATGTTGTTGACGTATAAATCAGTCCACTTTTCAATTAGGTTAGCGAACTGATCTCTTGATAGTTGTTTAGTTGAGTACATAGACGTTACGAGCGTTAGAGTATTTGTTTTGGATTAGTTTGATAGCATGATGTATAGAAACAGCAGTAACTTGCTCTTCTATTCTGTATCCCTCTAATAGTGCTGAAACTGTGTAAGTTTTCATGAGTTTTCCTCTACTAAAAATTGAACATTGAATAATCCTTCGGTGTCTTTACCATACTGAGCATAGATTTTATGCTGTTCAATAAAGTCAACAAGTAATTTTTCTACCTTAGATCGAGGTAGGATTTTGTACTCACTCTTCATTTTCTTCCTCGTTATCGTATTCAAAAC